TTGATGGAGAAACCGGGCATCACCGAATCACTGAATCCTGGACGCGGCGCCATCTTTTTGGTAATCGCGCTGTCCGCGACGAAGGCGTCAGAGATGAAGAGCTGATCGCCTTGAGTAGCGAAAGGTGTCTCGGATTTGTCTTTACCAGGAGTCAGCTTTGCCCGAACCCGCCCATCAATTACCAGCGTGCCATCGCTAAACATCTTCCAGCCGGAAACGCCCGGCACGTAGTTCGAACTTTGCATTTTCTTCTCCGATGATCAGTTGGTGTCTGATCGATACTGAAATGAGGCAGAGACTGTCAGCGTGGTGTCGCCGGTGATTGGCGGCCCAGGCTCAACCGGCGTGAGCACCAGCACCTCGAACGCGTCTTGCTTGAGCCTGAGATAGGCCGGGAACAGAGTGGCAATGTCGTCGACAATGCCCTCGGCTTCCCCGGTCCCGTTGCCTGCTGAGGTCACAACGTTGATCTGGAACACGCCTGTGTAGACGCGGTGATCGCCCGAAAGTGTGTCGGTGCCGGTTCCGGCTGGGAGCATGAAAGCTGCCAGATACGTCTCGTCTGCCTCCGGCGTAAAGCTGACGCCCTGATAGGCGATCCTCAGGCTGCGCCCACCCGCCCACACCGTCAGTCTCTGCTCGAGCAGTGAGCGGATTATTTTATGGCTCATACCTGATGCTTCCTGATTGCGTCTTCAACAGTCTTTTGAAATTTCGTAAGCGTCACTCTGACCATCCCGTTTGGCGCTTGCGTGCTATGTCCAAATTCCAGCGGGATGGCATACGGAAGGCTGTTAGTGATGTAGGCGACGTCACCGGCGCGGAACTCCAGCACACCGTTGGCGATTCTCGCGTTTGATTTGCTGCCGCTCGGATCGACCTCTTCTGTAATCGTGTTATTTGGTGCGCCGATACCGAACATCCAGTTGCCACGGAATCGGCCTCCGACATAGCCCTGACCAGCAACGAGACCATTCACATTGAAGTTTTGGTCTCGCTCAGCCTTAGTCAGCGGCTTGGCGTATTTCACGCCTCGCTTCAGCTTGCCGGACTTCGTGAAGTTCGACTCTGTCAGGTTGATGACCGTATTGCGCAGGGAGACCTTGAAGTCGTAATCGTCAGCCGCACGGGTGTTGGCATCGCGGAACGCCATGTTGGCCGCCCATATCTCTGGTTTTCCGACAGGCGACATGCGAATGACGCTACTGCCAATCTCGATGATGATGTCGCGAAGGCTGATATCAACCGCCTCCTTGGCCTGCTCGGCGAATTTGGCGAGGTCGAGGGCGAAGCTACCGGACTGACCAGTACCTGCGCGACTCATGAGCGCACCTGCAGCTCGTAGAGTAGCGGTGTGCCTGCCGGGTTGATCTCTTTCAGCGGTGGAATGATCGACCAGGTGCGACCCTGGACCACCACCTTGCTGAGCAGCGTCGGTGGCTCACTCAGGCCTCGAGCGGCAATCTTCAGCTTCTTGTCGCCTACCTTGATCAGGGTATTGGTCTGGAACTCCTGCCCAGTGAAGTCGAGCAGGATGCCTTGGGCGGTTCGCTCCGTGACCGTATCCGGTGATGTGGTGCCGGTGGCCGGGTTATAGCCGCCTTTGATTGCGTCGCGGATGGTGACTGCCTGGCCGTATTCGGTAATCAGATCGAGGGCCATCACAGCCATCTCATCGTAGAAGGCCATGGTGGCTCCAAGTCAATCAGGCGCGCACTGCAAACAGCCCGCGTCGTTGAAGATAGTCTGCAAACTGCGTAGCGCTAGGCCTGTCAGGCGCAGCAGGCAGCAGTCGCTTGCTCGTATTGCTGATGGTCGCGTATTCACGCTCTACTGCGCCGTCGACCTTTTCCTTCGTGACCGCGCCCCGGCGCTTGTCGATAGGATCAATGTCGTCGGCATGAATCTCTGCGGCCAGAGCCATCTGACCGTACTGAATGCGTGCCGGGAGGTAACGCTCCGGCTTGTTCTCGCCATCCAGGCGAATCTCCCGGCGAGGCCAGGAAAGTGCCTGATCGCCGGTGGATTTGCGTCCCTTCCAGGTCATGCCGTCCATCACCAAGGCGGCCCGGCGCAAAACAGCCTCTTGCGCAGCCTCTTCAGCAGGAATGGCCACACCGAATTTCCCGGCGTAAATGACCAGTTCAGCGGCAGTGGCGTAGCTTTCAGCACCCGGTACGCCGGTGCCGTCCTCGATGATGAGCATGACTTATTCCTTGGTTTCGTTCAGGCGATCTGATTCGGCCTTGGCCTCAGCTTCATCACCAGCAAAGTCGCTGAATCGTACACCGTCGCGGGTGATGATGATCCACTGGTTATCTGCTTCCAGCTTGGGGATGTAGACCGGCTCTTCCTTGGTGCCATCCTTCTGGGTGCCGTTGGACTCAGGCTTGGTTGGGCCTTTGCCCGGCTTTGCAGGAGTTTTGTCGGCGGCCTTGGCCTTGCCTTTCACCGGCGTCTTGCGTGTCTCGATCTCCACCTCAATCTCGACCGCCTTGTAGGCATCGACAATTTCCGGGTAATCGCCAACCACTGTGACCTTGGTCACGCCGCGTTCGACGTTCCGGAACAGATCCGGGTTGCGATAGCGCTTGTTGGGATCGAAGTCGCCGCGCTGGTTGCTGTAAACGAGTTCCATGATGTTCTCCCTGGCGGCCATCTCTGACCGCACCTGTCTTATGGCTTATGCGGCCGGAGTGAGTTCGATCATCACGCCAGCAGTGACCTTGTCGCTGGCAGAGTGCTTGACCCAGTTGGCGGACGAGCCGACAGCAGCGAGCGATGGGTTAGCGCCGCCGGCGGTTTCCTTCCAGCTGTAACCCAGAACATCGATGTTCACGACGCCTTCAGCGCGGTAGCCGATGCCGAGGTTTTCCTCATCGTTGACTTCGTAAGAGCGGAAGCCCGGCGCCTGAGATTCGGTGATGGTCACTGCACTTGGCAGCAGGCCGAAGATAACGTCAACCGGAGCGGTGTCGGTAACCAGTACCGGCTTGCCCAGGGTGCCTGGAAGGCCGCCGTAGATCACGACACCCGCCTCTTCGTACAGCTTGTTGGTGATGGCTTCGTCGACGATGTCGAAGTAAGCCGAAGAGTGCATGACCCACAGCGCGATACGGCCGAACTTGTCGCCGAACTTGCGCATGCCGCGAGTCAGCGTCTTCTTGCCGTCTGTCTCGATACTGGCTTCAACGACCATTGCAGGGTTGGAGCCGATCGAAGCGCGCAGCGCGGCAGTTGCGTACTGCACGAAGCCTTCAAGGGTTGCGTCTGCAACGTCTTGGCCGATGATCTGGGAGAACTCGTCTACCGGGCGACCGCGACGCTTGAACGCCTCTTCGGTCGTCTGGTACGGGCCGTACTTCCACGGAGCCTTGACGCCGACAGCCTCACCGGCGCCGATTTTCTTGGCGACGACTTTGGCTTCGGAGTTGACGTCACGGTGATCCAGCGAACCTGCCAGCTTGTAGAAGGCACGTTTGCGGAAGTCGCCTTCGATCAGCTCGTTGTCGAGGATGATTGCGCCATTGGAGGACGCGTTGAAGATATCCAGGTTGTCCTGAACACGCTCCAGATATGCGGTCTGAGCCTCATCGTTGTAGATGATCAGATCGCTGTTCACAGTTGTTGCCATGGGTGAATCCCCTTACTTGGGCAAATTGAGGTATGCGGTTTGGCCGTGCTTGCGCTGGTAGTCGCGCTTTTGCGTGGCTGTCATTTCGGAGCGCTTCAGTGCAGCCTGGCCGCCACCCCCGCCCGGGGCATTCGTACCCGAGGCCCTTGGCCACAGGTGAGGAGCGCTTTCGCGCAAGGATTCCGCCCATTCGAGCGGGGTCAGAGGGGTCTTGCCGTCTTTGCCGAGAATGGTCTGACCAGACTCATCAACGGCGACCGCTTCGCCCTCTTCGTTCAGTGAGAACACGCCTTTGGCGCGCAGGATGATGTCGTCAGTTGCTTCAGGCAGCGCGCCGGCTTTGAGGGCCGCGCCGCGCACCGAGTCGCCCAGAACCTTGCCCTGAAACTTGGCGGCGAATGTTTCAGCCTTCGTCGCGCGCTCGCTGATTGCTTTCAATTGCTTGTCGTAGTCGCCACGCAGACGCTCGGTGCGCTTGCTGAACACCTCGTCCACCTTGCCCTCTGTAAGCAGCTTGGTTTCCTCGTCCTGACCGGCGCGGCTCAGCAGCCCCTTGACGGCGTCGATGTCGATGCCTTCAAACTGGGTTTCGAACTGAGTCAGCTTGGTGGAGGTGTCTTTCAACTTCCCCAGCAACTCGGTATTTTTGGTCTTCAGCCCCGAAACGGATGCTTCAACGGCAGTCGCGATAGCGGCCTTGATTGCCGGGTTTTCCAGGTCGATTTCGTTTTCTTCTGCCACGGTGATGCACCCCTTGGGTTTGTTCGCCCACTTTGCAGGCAATGAAAAACCGCCCGATGGCGGCTGATTGAAAGTGTTCGGTTAAATTCCGGCGCGCTCAAAGGCTAGCGGCTCAAGCTTTTTCATCTGCTCCAACGTCAGTGGCTTGAAGTTGCGGTCGAGCTGAAGCTCAGAAAAGCGCTCAAGCGTCAGACCGCCGTCGCGAAACAGCTTGGCGCGGGTCGGGCCAAGCGCCTGATCCTGAAACGCCGTAGGTTGGAGCTTGAGCCAATCGTAATAGCTCAGATCGGCCGCCACCTGGCCCCCGCCGTTCGGCCCCACCGAGGCGCGGGTAGCATCCTTGCTGAGGAACTTGGTCCATTTGGTCACAGGCACGAAGGTCGTCCGGCACCTGATGTGAAACGGTGGACGCGGCCCGGAATCGACTGGAAAGCGGCGCTTATCCATCGACCTGCAGGTCTGTGTTGTTTTGCTATCGAGTGTGGCAACGATCTCAATCTCGGCGACAACATCAGGATTGGCCTTGATCGTCTCCATCCGGGCCTGCGATGCCACGTGCTGCACAGCCGTGTGCACGACCGCACTGGCATTGCGCTTGGTCGTTGCCAATATCCCGTCGCTGTACCCCGCAGCCTTGGTACCGCGAATCTTGCGGATGACCTGAAAGTTCGTCTGTCCCTCGAAGAATCCTTGCCTGATGGCACCACTGACACGCTCGCGCTCGGTAGTTGCCCAATCTTTGATGAATGGCTCCAGCAGCTTGCCGCCGCCGTTGTCGCGCACGCTGAGCGGGTTGTTGAGCACTGCCGAGCGGATCGCGCGCGCTGGCGGTACCACTGCATCAAAGGTGACACCCACAGGGGCGGACCGGGATAGCGCCGTCGCTTCGAACTGAGCCTCGTAGTTGGCCAAGTCGATCAGATCAAGGTTCAGCGTGGTGGTATAGCGGTCGAAGATGCCGAGCAGCAGGCTGTCGACCTCGTCGAGCAGCTGGTTCAGCCGCTTGATGTTGTACTCGCTCAGGTCGGCATTGGTGAGCTGCTCGCGCACCGCCCGGTCGATCTCCTTGAGAAAAGGAGCGAATTTCTCGACCTCTCCAGCCTTCAGTTGCTCCAGAAACACCGAGTGCCGAATCGTGGCATCAAGTACCGCTTGGTTGACGGCCATCGTTTAATTCCTCGTCATCATCCAGGCCGAGGTTGTCGGTCTGTTCCTGAAGCTCTCCGTCTATCTGCTTGTCGGTTCGCTCCGGTGCGATCAGTCCCAGCTTGCGCAGGTACCCGCGCAGATCGGCCTTGGCAAACCCGCCGCTCTGCCATAGCTGCACAAGCGCGGTGATCATCTGCGGGTCCGCGCTGAGCTCGACGAACTCCTGATTGACCAGGTAAGCCGTCTTGCCGGTGACGCCCAGGAACTGAGCGCACCAGCCCAGCGCCCGGGTGTAGGCCTCGTTGACGTTGGATACGCAGATTGCGAGCACCGACGTGGACGCAGACTGGTCGCCTCTCGACTCTGTCGCCGTCTTGGCCGTCATTGACGACACAACCATGCGCGCGCCCAGCTCGATCATCATCTGGTTCTTGTCGGCCATCGCCTCTTTCACCAGCGTGTTGGGCTGGGGTTGGGCAAAAGCGAAGGTTTCGCCGGCTGGCACGGGGATCGGAGCGCGGGAGCCGACGTAAACGCCCTCTTTGCGCGCCATCTCAAGCCATTGTTCGTCAACGCCGCTGATCCACGGCTGAGCCTGGCCACACCAGAACACGCTGTCCTCGTAGTCCGCGCTGTTCCGGTAATGCCCGAGGTTGATCATCGCGATGTCGTAAAGCGGCGACTCGTCAATGCTTGGGTCGTTGTTCTGCGCGCCGATGAACGTGAAAGGGATCTCCTTGAGACGTCCGCCCTTCCCCTTTGGCATGTACTCTTCCACCACCTCAAGAGGGCCACCTCCGCGCGGGCCTTTACGACGCCATACGCGACAGACGTACAGTCCAGCCTCGTCCAAGGCCAGCTCGCGAAACTGCTCTGTGCACTTCAGCCCAAACCCATCCGCCTCTTCGTTCATCTCACGCAGGACGACCATGGTCAGGACGTTGTGGCCGTCCACCATGCCGGTGCGCCAGTTTATGACGTCCTCAGCCGTGTAAGTGAGGATGACCGAATGCCCACCGATACCGCTGTCTTCGTGGAAGTCCACAAAAAGACTATGACGACCGGCTTCCAAGACCTTCTCAAGCGAGCCTTGCGACTGCTGATAGATGCTCACACCTGCGCCATTGGCATTGTCCTGCAGGTATTCGAGGTTCTTCGGGATCGTCAAAGTTGGGTCTTTGCGGAACGCCAAGCCAATCAGCCCGTTTCGGGTGTGGCCGGTGGCGTTCTTGAACACCGCGCGCTCGCGGTACGCGTTGTTGCGCTCGACGTTCTCTTCTGACTTGTCGTGTCGGTTGATGTAAGGCAGCCGGTCAACAACACGGTGCTGGCCGGCACAGACGTCGCGCACAGTCAGCCAGCGATCCAAGGCCTCAATGTATTCGGGCCGCTTGAAGGAAACGTCGTTGTTCATCGGGCGTATCCCAAGTTTAGAGAGGTGACCGGTTTTATGATCGGGTACTCGCGGTGGATGAAATAACCGCCGCCATCGTTCGCGTGGTCATTGCCTTGTGATTTGTCGGGTTCACCGTTGGCCGCCCAGACCTGCTGCTCAAGGCCATCGGCATATGTCGGGCAGGTGAAAGGGTTGACCAGGTATCGGCGCTCGCCCTGCGCGTTGCAAAACATCGCGTTCATGGCGTTGATTCGATCCTTCACCGGAGGGTTGGCCGCAGGTGCGATCACTGTGAAGCCTGCCTGCTTGAGCATGGCGATATCCGTGACGCTGGCATTGACTGACTTGCGCGAGTCGCCCGATGCGTCTGGGTAGATACGGATTTCGCAGGACTTGATGTATTTATCGCCGTCGTGCCGCCAGTAGCGTTCCTTGATACGCCGGATCATGTCGGGCGTGTCGTAGCCGTCCATGAACTCATCCACGGCTCGGGGCAGGCCCTTATCACGCTTCACATGCGTGATCGCTGCCATCTTGCCGACGTTGAAGTCCATGCCGATGAACAGAGGCTCACCGGCTTGCACCGTATCGAAACACTGGTTCAGCTTTCGGTCATAAGCGTGGTAGATCGACCCAGACGTCAGGTTGACGAATTGGCCGTTCAGGTACGCCCTGATCAGTTGCTCGGGGTATGACTCCATCAGCGACGGGATGTAGTCGTCCGGCAGGTTCAGCTCGTTGTCGAAGGTGCTGGCCTGGATGAGCCCATACATCTCCTTGAGCGCTGGCTTGTCGCGCAGCTGCTTCACGAACTGCAGGAAGACGAACTTGAAGCCTTCCGGTGTCGTGGTGACGTCCACGCCGTTCTTCAGCCCGGGCAGGTTGTAACGCATTCGCGCGATGATCTTGCGCCAGGCCTGCTGCGCCTTGATCGACGTCAGTACGTCCAGCTCATCGACCAGGGCGTGCCCGACCTTGAAGCCGACAATGGTCTGTGGCTTCTCCATCGAGCGACAGATCACGGTGCCGCGATATTGCCGACCGCTGTAGATGTGAACTTCATGGTTCGCCTGATTGATCTTTGTCTTCAGGCCCCACTCGTAAGCCACCTCCTCCATCGTTGGATAGAAGATGTCCCGGATCTGCGGGTAGGTCGGTGCGAAATAACCGGCGTTGACACCCGGCCACTCCATGAAGTGCTTGCTCAGCGCCGAGCAGCCGACCCAGGTCTTCCCAGAGCCGAAACCGGCCACGAATGCACGAAACTTGTGGGGCAGCAGCAGAAATTTCGATTGCGGGACGTTAAGGCTGGGCATCAGGCTTCCTCGCGTCCACTACATCGACCTGGATACGAGTAGGAATTGCTGGCTCGTCGCCCGGCTCATCCTTGCGATGGCGGTTCACGTACATGTCGCCGGATTCTTTGGCAGCCTGTTCCAGCACTTGGAGGGCCAGCGCAAGATTGCGCATACCTTCGGCCTTCTCAACGATCCTGCCGAGGGCACGCAGACGATAGGCCCGGTTGGCGATCGGAATCTCTGCTGTGTCTTCACGGAAACGCTTGCGTGTGTCGTGAAACAGGGTCACCCACCTGGCCGCAAGCGTCACCCCGGCACGTTTGGTTGGGTCGTGCGACTCGCACTGCTGGCGGGATATCTCAACGCCGAATTCTTGTTTGACCTGCTCTACGACTTGCGAGGGAGTGTCGAAGCAAGCCAACGCCTGAACGATGAAGCTCTTCACCTCATGCTTCAGGGCTGCCATAGGTTGGATTCCGTCTAATGCCTGTCAAATTTCAGGCCGACTTGAGCAGACAGGTTCCGCAGGCCCTCGATATATTCAATTTACCCACCTCAGCAGGCTTGTTTGCAGCGTCAGATGTGCGCCCATGACTTTCGGCACACTACGTCTTGAGCGGTCCGCTTATGAACGCCATAGCGCTCTGCCAGCGTCTCAATGTCGACGCCATCGGCGGAGTGAAGCGCTCGCATTTCCAGCACTTCAAACTCCTTCAGCCTTGCTTGTCCATTTGACTCGCCCTTCGCCGTTTGCAAGCCGGAGTCATAGGCGTGCTGCTGATTGGCTGAAGAGGTCACCCATTCCAGGTTGGAAGCGGCCGCATTACCCTTGTCGGCATCAATATGATTGACCTCGGCACCAAGGAATGGAGGCTGACCTAGGAATGCAATCGCGACCAGGCGATGAACCAGCTCAGTTCGCCTTCCTCCTGGATAGCAGAGGTCAACGCTGAGATATGGTCGGGACTTACTGCGCCCTGGAGTTTTCAGGATCGTCCCTGCTTTGGCGCAAGTCCGACTGGTAAGTCTCTTGATTCGACCTTGATCGCTTACCGCATAGTCGGGATAGGCCTTGATCGTTTCCCATTGCTCTTCCACTACGCAATCCTCAGCAAGCAAGTACCGCACGCACTCGCAATGGAGGCGCGATTTATGGATGGGGTTTTTTTGGCTGCCTCTACCATGCGGGCAACATCACTATCCGGAGCGCCAACACCGTAGCGCTCGACAACCGCAACAAACTCACTTACGTCATGGCCGCGCATCTCAAGCTTCGGTAGTCCGTCTTGCGTGAACTTGGGCGCGCCGTACTGATCGGTCGCCTGGGCAATGTGGTAAAGCTCATGCTCAATCAATGCGCAGAAGTCGGCATCACTGCACTGTGAGCAGTAATCGGCGGCCAGGGTGATGATGTAGCTCGGTACGAAGCCGAACCAGTCACGCATCTGCTGCTCCATGCGGGCCTTCTGCCAACCACCGGCACGGAACGCAACCTGTTCGGCTTGGCCCAGCACTGTGCGACCTTGCTTCGTGAAGGCAGATGAGGCCCACATGATGCAGATGTCAGCATCAATCAGATGGGCATGGTCTTCGTTGTGAATGCTGCCGGTGTCGGCAAGGATCTCGGCTTGTAGCCATTCCCACACGCAGTTGGCTGGCACCAGGCGCATGAACACGTCGGAGTCATCAGACAGCTTCAGTAGATCGGCTGGAGGTATTGGCCTGTTCACTCGGACGCCCCATCGCAATAATCAATAAGCGAACTTGGCCGCCTGTACCCGTATCCCGCTTTTTGGCCAGTTCTACAGCCTCACCGGCAGTGGCACCCATATCCATAGCGGTTAGTGCATGATCAGCACCGCTGCCAATGGCATACAGGCCTTTGCCGTCAATCGGGCACTTCCAGAATCCAGAATCGGTATCAGCGCCTATGTACCAAAGCCTTTCGCTATCGAACACAATCGCCGCCGCTTCAAGGTTGCGCGTAACGGAAGCACCGAACCATGCACTCTGCAAATCCTCGTAATCTGAGGTCTTGCCGCTCATCACGAACTTGACACCCTTCACCTCATGACATTTCTCGTAGTCGTCATAGGTGATCGTGTTTCCGCTGGTGATCTGCGAGTCATAGGCGATCACGCCGTCTTTGTAGGCAATGGTCGTCATCTTTCACCTCAGTCAGCAGCATTAACCATCCGAGCCGTCTCGCCCAGTGCGTAGCCATGCAGAATCCCAACCACCAACCCCTGAGGCATGCCAGCTTGGCGTGCCTTGTTGATTGCGTCAGTGATTGCCCTATCCAGCTCGCGGACGACCTTCACCGTTTCATTGCTCAGCGGCAGTGCGCCGTGGATGTTTGCAACGTTACTCATTGTTTTTTACTCCACTGTGCAGCGAGGCCAGATCGATCGGGCGAAGGCGAGCGCCCCTGCGTGATCAAGGGCGCACTCAAGAAGGATCATCGGGAATGGTTCGTAGCCGGGAGTGGTGACCGTCCAATTCTTTTTGGTCATCGTCACTTGGCGTTCTTGCTGATCAGTTGAATGGATTGTCCGAACGGGCAACGCCTTTGGTCAGCCACATGCAGGCCTGTTGCAAGTTGGTGACCGCGAGGGCAATAGAACGCTGATCAACATCAGGGATGGCTTTCAACTGCTTCACCAGATCAGCCGCGTCAGCCTCAAGGGCTTTTATCGAGTTGATACCGTCGATCTCCGACTGGCTCAGGTCGCGGTAGCCGGTGATTTGCTTGTGCTGGTTATCCATGATCTTTCCTCTGTCGTTCGCGCCACGAAATGGCAGTGTCTGAATTTGTGGCGCGTTACGGCGTCTGCCGCTCTACCGCCTCGTTGACCTTGTCAGCGGCCTTGCTGGCCACCTCTGCCGCTTCGGTAGCCTTGCCGGCTGCACCCTCAACCTTTACGGCTGCCTCGGTGGCGGACTTGGCCAGCTTGTTCAGGCGCATATCACGCTGGATGGTGGCCTCGTCGTAACCACGGCGGGCCTCGGCAAGCTGGACGCTGTACCAGCTTGCGAGCTGCCATTGGGCAACCTGAAAGCCCAGCATTGCGCCCCCGGCCAGCAGCACGATTGCGATCAGCCAAACCTCTACCCGCCTCCACCAGTGGCGGGCCATGAAATTGATTGCGCATTTTTCCATCAGCTGTTTCCTCCGAGTTGAGTGCGCAGGCGGGAGATCTCCGAGCTCTGCGATGTCACTTTGTCGGTGAGCTGCGCGACCTGGCTGGTGAGGGCGTCAATTCGCCCTTCCATCCTGCCGACAGCAGCGGCGAGTTCGTTGCGTTCTTTGGCGAACTGATCGGCGCGGGCCTCGGCCTCTTTCCGTGCAATGCGTTCAGAGTCGAGCAGCTCGTTCAGTCGGCGGACCGTGCCGATATCGGCGTTGTCCATGGCGCGGTCGGTCGCATCCCTGGAGAGGAATTTCCTCAACCACAGGAAGCCACCCAACAGGATTGTGCCCGTACCGCCCAGCCAGGTAGCTGTGCCTGGGCCGAGATCGGTTGGGTCCATCTTTACTCCGGGGAATTTAGGTAAGCCGCGTGGCTAAGCAAAAAGAAAAGCGCCCGTTAGCCCTTCGTCTAATCTCGTTGACTCTCACATCAATAAAATTACAAGGAATGTCGGATGCCAAAGGATCTATGGATAACAATGTTGGTGGCAATTATCGCGGGTGTCACGGCGCACCAGATCAATAAGTCAGCCCTGATCGAAACCATCAGCCAAAAAACTGGGAAGTTGATCAGGGTGTTGATTAGGATGATCGCGAGATTCGGAATCGGCGTTCTGCTCATGGCCTTTTGCCTATCTAAGATTTTGGACTTCGGCCTGAGCGGCGACCCGATCAACCGATGGGAAATCTTGGAGGCCGTTTATTACGCTTTACTCGGCCTAGAATTCTTGAAGTTTCTGATTCACGACTTAGCCTACGTGAGTAGCGGTAAAAGGCCTTTATGAAGACTTGTTGCTGAATGAGGCCCTCGCTGAACTTGGCGATCAGAGGTTCCGAGGGGTTTGGGTAAATCGCAGGCACAAAAAAAGCCCGACGGTTAAGCCGGTCTTTTTGTGGTCAATCCCCTATGTGCGCAGGAATGACAGGATGGGATGGATAATGGCTCACTGGTTCAGTCGCCGTCAAGCAACATCTGCAATCAAAATGCCTTCAGCCTCCAAAATGTGCTGAGCCTCGGTTAGCGCCACGTCCACCATGCTCTCCAGCCCCTTGCGAATGTCACGCCTCCACCGCTCTTGCGTTTTGATTGGGTGCGGGTCGTCGCTCCAGTTGTCCATCTCGTACCACGCCGATGGGAGTACATTTGTACTCCGCTTGCCGTCTACCCCAGGTAGCTTTGGCATGGCCCAAGTGACGATCGCGCAGTGGCGGAAACGCTCCGGTGCTGGCGAACGGTATTGCTTGGTGATTTCCGTGATCGCCGCGTGCTTGCGCTCGGTGTGCGTGGAGTACTTGGCTACCAGTGCACGCCAGTGCTCGGCGCTCAGCGCCTTGTGCAGCCGACCGAAGATCCAGCAATCGGTCAGGAACGCAGCCTCCTTGCCCACGATCTCCCCCTTCTGCTTGGCGCATTGGACCTTCGGCTCGAAATCACAGCCTCCGGCCGAATTGATGGTTTCCGCGGCCAGAGCCCGGACCACTGCTGCTACAACGTTCCGATACATCATGCCGCTTCTCCTTTCTTTAATTCTCTGGTCATCGCCCGGTACTTGGCTGTCAGGGCTTTCAATTCTTCAACGGTGTACTTCTGGGGCTCATGCGGTCCTTCGAGCCACTCCACGCTGACGATGCCGATGCGACGCACCAGCTCCAGCCGGTACTCCACGACGTTGCCGGACTTGTGCTGATTGCACGGAACACATTGCTTGTGGCAGTTCAGTGGCTCGAAGCGCAGCGCAGGGTTGCTCCCGACGGTCCGGTAATGGCCGGCGTCGTACTTGCCCTGGTGGTGCCGGCCGCAGCTAACGCAAGGCAGCTCAGCGTCACGGTGGCGAACCCACTCGTTGAACGCCTGCTGGGTGTCCTTCATGTGGTCGCTGCGACTTTTCAGGGCCTCTTTGCGCACCTTGATTTCGGAGCGCTCGACCTGAGCCAGCGCCTTGCGGGCCTTGGCCTGATTCCTGGGCGCATCGATGATCGCGCAGGCCGGGCTGCATACCGCCTGCCCGAGCTTCTGCGGGACGAATGAGGCCCCGCACTCAGGTACGCGGCATTTCTTCGCCTTGGGGGTTTTGGATTGGAGGCTTACGCGCATGGCTCGGCCTCCTTGGCTTTCTGCTGCTCTGGGACGAAGTCGCGGCGCAAGGGCAGGAGATGAATCGGGTCGGCCATAACCCAGCCACTCGACCCACACCAAGATGTCAGTCCATCGCCGATCACCACCCAGGCGGAACCGACATCCCCGTTTTGGATGCGCTGCCCGTCAGCAGGATCCCGCCAAGTACTGATTTGCTCTGGGGCCAGCAACTCAACCAGCTCGCAGACCTTGCCGATATTTTCCGGGGTCGTGTGTGCACCAACTATCAGCGCCAGGTCGCCCGGCTTGAATTGATTGCTCATGCCGCCACCTCGCCGATCAGATCGCCGAAGAACACACCCAGATCCGAGAACTCAGCCAAGATGCGATCGGTGTACGCCACGCCCTGGGCGCGATTGAACATGCTGGTCACCGGAAAACCATCTGGCCCCAACAGCTTGCTGTCGCCCATCAGTCCGAGCTTTTCCTCGTAGGTCAGGTGCTTGGTGGTGCGGTGCCAGGCTGCGCGGTAGTCCTCGTCCTCGTTGATCAGGATCTGAACGCCGTGGTGCAGCTTGCAGTACTTGCGGGCCTCGCTGGCGTCGCCGATCTGAGTCATCTCGGAGATGCGCTTGTACATGGCAAACCAAAGCGCGTTCTGGTCGAGCGTGCGGTCCTTTCCGGCTCGCATCGAAACCACGACGAACTTCTTTTGCCGGAACATCTCGGTCATGCGGGTGACAGCCTCGGTGAGCTTGGCTTGGCAGTTCACGCTGATCTTGTCAGTCATGGCTCTGCTCCTTGCTCGTTGAAGCCCAAGCTGTTGCAGACGTTTTTGGACAAGGAAGGCCACCATGATCTGTGAACTGGCCGCAGACGAGGCATCCGGTGTAACCGATCACCGGAACTTGCTGGCGATTGAAATTATCCATCGGAGCAAGTCGCTTCTTGAGCGCTTCGTTCTCAGCCCTCAACGCAGCTGCCGAACGCGCCAGCCCAATCAGATAATCCAGCGCGCTATCCTCGCCCGCCGCGTCGAAACCCAGCTCGCTTGCAGCAGACTTGATGATCCCGCTTACGCCCAGGCTAGCGGTCTGGCACAGCTCAAGATTGGCGATGCGTTGGGTCAGCTCAGCATTCACCCGCTCGTAAGCTTCGTAGCCGGTCTTGAGGCCTGCGTTTTCGGCGCGCAGCGTCTCAACCTCATCAAGGATCGATATGCATTCAGTGGTATCGCCCAGAACGCCAGAACCATCGCACTCACCACACTTATCCATGATTGGCTCAGGAGGCTGGTTGTAGCCCTCGTATGTGGTTCGGCCGCTGTAGACCTCTCCTTGCCCGCTGCACTCTTTGCAGTGCAGCAGACGCGAGGACATGCGCTTGCTGCCGGAGATCAGCTCCATCACGGCGGCAGGGTTGGCGAACATTTTGAAATTGGTCATGTGGGCAGTAGCCGGAAAACCAAATCCGCCCTTAAGGATTCGATCTAGGTTTTTTCTCTGCTCTTCCATAGCCTCCTTCGCCAGCGCTTCCAGCTTTTCGATATCGACGGTCATGGTCGAACTCCTTGGATTGAGGCGAAATCAAAGTCAGGCAGTTCGCTAACGCCATTGAGGTAATCGACCATCACCTTAACGTCGCTCTCGTCACATGCGCCGGGCTGGGCCTGCCAGCAGTAAAACGGATCGGTGTTCGGCATTGCGCCGTAGCACATGATCCCGTACCGGCTGTACATGCCGTCATAAACGATCCCGACTCGGGTCTTTCCTTTGTCGAAGTACACGATGTAGTGGTTGATCCCTTCGGAGCGGACGAGCTTCGGATTCTTCCGGTTGTTGCGCTTGATCCACTTTTCAACTTCAGTGATCTGGCTCATGACAGCAGCTCCTTGGGCACGCTTACGGTTTCGCCAAGTACCGAGGCGACGATGGCGCGGCAAGCGGCAATGAGCTTGGTCTCACCCATGGCGAAACGCTGGTAACCGTCAGCGTTGTCTGAATTGGCGTAGTGCATTGGGGCCCGGTCGCCCCACCCGCATTCAGGAGGAACCGCATCGCAAAGCTGCTGCACGTACTTGTCGATCAGCGGCCCGCCCTGACTCCAGCTTCGAGAAGGTGCCCATTGGGTGTAATGGTTGAAGTGTTCAACACGCGTTACATCATCCGGTTCGTCCGGATCAGGCTTACCCATCATCAGGAAGTTGTCTTCGACGATGTAGCTGATTTGCCCGATGCCAAAGATTGGTTCTACCCAACCGATAGCTTTTCCTACCGCCCAGTCAAGCGCTGCACCTACCAGATCGGCTGTCTTCACTTCTACGAATTCGCTCATGCCAGTCTCTCCGCTGATTCCGCGATCAATGCCATGCGCTCAAGGCGCTGCTGGGCCTGACCGTTCAGGTTCATGCCATCTGCCTCGTCTACCACTGGCATGCATACGAATCGGATGCCGGCCTTGGTTAGGAGGTGAGCCGTTTCGAGCGCCTGGCGCAGTTGTGCTGGGTTGGCGCGGTTCATGGCTTCACCGCCCATGAAATGCCGGCGGCCGCAACAGATTCGCGAACGTCATCGGCGTACATCAGCGGGCCAGCCATTGACTTGATGTCCTTTGGTAGCTCAATCACCGGCGCCTCGCGGGAGGCCTGCCATGCTTGCCAGCAGTCCTCGATGACCGTGCTGTGGTATTCACCGGTAGCGAATCGGCCCATGTGCTGGTTCGGGTATTCCCTGAGAACCCATGCTTCGTACTCTTCACGCACTTTTTCGATGCTCATGCGAAAGCCTCCACGCCCGGGCGAATACGCTCAGCCCATTCAGTCATGTCGCGAACGGTGTAATTCTCAACGCGCCCAGCCAGCTCAGGCCGACGGCTGCGCAACACTTTCAGTCGAGCAACCTTGCCGTCCAGAACTTCGAGCACCTCAAATTCGGCGACCAGATTTCCCTGATCGCTGTACCAGCCAACCTGCAAACCTGGCTTGATTTCCTTTTTGGCGATCATCACGAAGCCCTCCGCTTGCTGCGCTCAGAGGCGCCTTCGAATACCAGGCCAATACCGCGGCCCTCTCTCAGCCGATCCACGCTGCGATCACCCAGCACCGCGCCCAGCTCTTTGGCGTCGATGTTGGAAATCACGATGGTCGGAAGCTGTTCCTCGTACCGGCCGTTGATCACGGCGAACAGGGTCGCCAGCTCGAACTCGGTCGGTTTGGTGGCGCCCACTTCGTCGATGATCAGCAGCGAAGGGTCGATGAGGCTGGCGAATGCTTCCTTCTCGGTGTACTCGGCCCGGTCGCCGTAGCTGCCCTTGATGTACTGCAGAAGGCCGCCGACGGTGCGATAAACGGCTGTCGCGTTATGCTGGGCGATGATTTGACCGGCGATTGCCGCGGCCAGATGCGTCTTGCCGGTGCCGGGCGTGCCAGTCATGACGATGCAACGACCCTCGTCCAGGTGCTTTGGGAACGACTGGGCGTAATCGACACACTTGGCGAGGTTCGCTTTCTGCTCAGGCGTTTCAGCGCGGAAGTCAGCGAAGGTCTTGCCCATGAACCGTTTCGGGATCATTGAGGCCCCCAGCTTGCGCTCGAGGCGCTCTTCGGCGATTCGGGCATACATCGCACGCTGTTCGTCCTGATCGCGTCTCAGCTGTGCGTCAGCGGCGCAGCCGGGGCACCCAGAGGCCGTATCAGCATTCTTGCGGATGATCGCGGCGTAGGCGCCGTGCGTTGGGCACTCGGCCGCCTTTTTGGAGACAACACCGAAGCGGCGCTCAAGGTCGTGCACGGTCAGGTCTACTTTTGGGGATTCAGAAGTCATACGTACCATCCCCGCGCGGCGTCAGGCCGGCCTTGTAATCGCGAGTGTCGAAGCCGGTGTGGCGCGACTGCGGGAACTGGTGCACGTTGCTGACAGGCTGAACCTCGTCCTCCCAGCGCTTTCCGTTCAGCCAGGTGGACGGGTGCGGGATGAACTGGCCGCCATCCTTGGTCCAGGCCAGTGAGGCGCATTGCTTGGACAGGCCCTGGGCGATCAGGGTGAACAGGTCGTCAGTGACCTTGAGTTTCTTCCACGCCTTTTCGGCAGCTGTCTTGCCCTTCTTGTTCGGGTAAAGCTTCCAGAACTTCGGGAACAGATCGTCCGCAGGCGCTTGCGCCGTATGCTTTTGATCTATTGGTTCTTGGTTAATGGTTAGTGGTTTATGGTTATTTGTTAGGTGACCATCCGTGCACGCTTCGTGCACGAGTGGTGCACGGTCCGTGTTTTCTGGTGCACGCTTCGTGCGTCGAGTCGCTTCACGCTTTTCTGCAATCTCTTTGTTTTTCAATGCTGTAGCGTGGTACGAGGCAATCTCGTCCTGAATGCGAGCCTGAACGTAACGGCCATCCACCAGATCGAAGAACTTGCGCAAAACAAGCTCAACTGCGGCGATTTCGTCACTATTTCTTGCCCAGCACCAGTCGATTGCTTCTTCCATAGTAGGAAAACGCTCTCGGTCGTAGCACGCATCAATCAGCAGCGTGTAAGCGCCGTGCTCCAGCATGGTCAGCCGACCGGCCTTCTTGTGGTAGTCACCGATGTTCCGCTTGAAGTAATGCATCATTGGGCCTCCGGCGCGTTCTGTGCGGTGCTGGACGAACCGTCGTAGAAAACGATTGAGCTATCAGTCATCCGAATGAATATGGCCGTCTTGCCAACCAGGTCGGAGAGCGCGCTGATGTAATTGGCTACGCGCTTCAAGGGCATGCCTGAGAAGCCCATTCCCTCTATGCAGAATGAGATTTCTTGAGGCTTTTCGG